CCTCCAACAGATCGTTTCTGTGTACTACCACCTGCTGAGTACTACAAACTTGCTGAGTCTGCTACAAGAACTGTAGATGTTGACTTCAACCCACAGGGTAATGGTTCGTTTGCTTCTGGTAAGGTACAACAAGTTGCTGGCATACCCATCATGATGTCAAACAACGTACCTCAGAGTAACGTATCTTCTAACCCAAGTGGTGCGAACAACACCTACTCAGGTGACGATAGTAAAACCATAGGGTTAGTTTTTCATAAATCTGCTGTGGGAACAGTAAAACTTATGGATATGACAACTGAGATCTCAGGATCAGATTACAATTTAATGTATCAAGGTACATTAATGGTTGCTAAGTATGCTCTTGGTCATGGAATTTTAAGACCAGAAGCAGCAGCAACAATTAAATTATCTGCTTCCTAATTTACAAAAATGGGGTATCTTATTATTAGATACCCTTTTTTTTATGCCACAAGGTAAAGGAACTTATGGTAGTAAGGTTGGCAGACCAAAAGCCAAAAAAACTACTAAAACAACTAAAAAAAAAGTTAAAAAAATGTAGCCATGCCTAAAAAGAAACTTGGTCTATACGCAAACATCCATGCAAAAAGAAAGCGTATAAAAGCTGGTAGTGGTGAAAAAATGAGAAAACCAGGATCTAAAGGTGCGCCTACAGCAGCTAACTTTAGAAGAGCAGCTAAGACTGCTAAGAAAAGATGACAGTAGCAGCTACCACAGAATTAGAAGCAATTAACGTAATGTTAAGTGCGGTAGGAGAAGCACCTATAAACTCTCTTACAGGCACGTTACCAGTTGATGCAAGGCAGGCACAAAGTTTTCTTAATGAAGTTAGTAAAGGCATACAGAGCGAAGGTTGGTCATTTAATTATGAGTATGACGTAGTTCTTACTAGGGATGCAGGTAATAGTGTTGCCTTACCTACAAATGTTTTACGTGTAGATGTAAGCGTTGCAAATCATCCTGATATAGATCCTGTACAAAGAGGTTTAAAATTATACGATAGAAAAAATCATACATTTTCTTTTACAGAAGATCTTAAAGCTGAAATAGTATATTTTTTAGCGTTTGATCAATTACCAGAACCAGCAAGAAGATATATAAATCTAAAAGCTGCAAGAGTTTTTATAGATAGAGTTTTAGGTGATGATGGATTACGTGGATATACACAACAAGACGAAGTAAGAGCAAGAGCAGTTTTACTAGATTCTGATGCTAGTATTGCAGATCATAATGTTCTTACAGGAGATCCAGCAATATCAGGTAGATTTGGTACATTTATGCCACATAAAGCATTAATTAGGTAACTATGGGATTAGTATCTAGAGCTATACCTACTTTATTAAGAGGTATATCACAAGCTGCGGATGCGACAAAACAAGCTGACCATGCAGATTTACAAGACAATGCAAACAGTAGTCCAGTACAAGGATTAACAAAACGTAGTGGTTCTCAGTTTGTTACTGCTATTAGTTCATCTACATTAGGTAATGTTCATGTACAAACTATTAATAGAGATACAACAGAAAGATATATAGCAATATTTAGTAATGGTAATGTTAAAGTTTACGAGCTTGATGGTACTGAACTAACTGTTAATAAACCTGATGGTACGTCATATCTAAATACATCTAATCCAAGAGATCAAATAAAAACAGTTACCATTGCTGATTTCACTTTTGTTGTAAATACATCTGTAACTGCTGCTATGGACACTACTTTGTCTCCTGGTAACATTACACAAGCTGTTGTATTTGTAAATCAAGTTTCAGATAAGACTACTTATACACTTACTGTAGATGGCACTACAGCTACTAAAGATACGTCAAGCGATAGTACATTAAGTACGACTACTGTTGCTACAGCTTTACGAAATGGTTTATCAGGTTTATCAGGTTTTACGATTACGCAAAATGGTGCAGTTTTACGTATTAAAAAAAATGATGGTTCTAATTTTTCTATAGATGGTACTGATACTCAAGGTAATACACACCTTACTGTAGTTAAAGACTCGGTACAAAGATTCACAGATTTACCAACAGTTTCACCACATGGTTATGTAGTAGAAGTAAAAGGTGATGAAACAACAAATTTTGATAATTACTATGTAAAATTTGTAGCTAATAACAGTACTGTAGATGGTACTTTAGAAGAAGGGCAATGGGAAGAAACTGTAGAAGCTGGCATAACTTTTAAATACAACTATGACACTATGCCACACGTTTTAATACGTCAGGCAGATGGTAATTTTAGATTTGCAAGGGTAGATGGAGACACATATACCATAAGTGGAACTGATTATACTTTGCCAAAATGGGGAGAAAGAACTGTAGGTGATTTAGAGTCAGCACCTAATTCTTCTTTTATAGGCACAAATATTAATAACGTATTTTTTTTTAGAAACAGATTAGGTTTTCTTGCAGATGATAATGTTGTTTTATCTAGAGTCTCAGAGTTTTTTAATTTTTTTCCAGAAACAGTTTTAACTGTTGTAGATTCAGATCCTATTGACGTAGCTGCATCACATACAAAAGTTGCAATTTTAAAAAATGCAGTAACTATGGGTGAACAGTTAATTTTGTTTTCAGATCAAACACAATTTGTTTTAGCAAGTTCATCAGATACATTAACACCAAAAACAGCTAACGTTATAGTTGCAACAGAGTTTGAGAGTAGTGATCTTGTTGCACCTGTAGGTTCTGGTAGTTCTATATATTATTTAACAGATAAAGGGCAGTTTGCAGGTGTAAGAGAATATATAACACAAGAAAATGCAGCTATAAAAGATGCAGCAAATATAACTATTCATGTTCCAAGACTTATACCAGTAAATATATTTAAGTTTGCTGTATCTACTAATGAAGATGTTTTAGTATTACTTGGTTCTGATAATCCTAACAAGCTATATGTAAATAGATGGTTGATAGGAGATAACAATAGAAAAATATTAAATTCTTGGTCTACATATACATTTAATGCAAGTAGGAGTATAAAAAATATTGATTTTATAGGAACAGATATGTTTATTGTTTTTGAAGAAGCAAATAAAGTTACTTTAGAAAAAATACCATTTGAAGCAAACTTTAGAGAAACATATGCAGATTTTGAATATCATCTAGATCACAAGGTTACAGAAGCTACTACTGGTGTAAGTGTTTCATATAACTCAGGTACAGATGTTTCTACATTTACAGTTCCTTATAGGTTAAGAGCAAAAATGACGGTAGTAGGTAGGTATCTTAATACAGGAGAAACTAGCACATTTGTAGATACACAAGGTAATACAAAAACATTAAAACCTGGACAAGTTTTATTGACTGCTAATGCTACAGACGGATCTACTTCTACAATTACAATAAGTGGTGATTATAGAAATAGTAAATTTATAATTGGTGAACCATACGAAATGCATTATAGATTTAGTACACAAAGACTTACACAAAACAGCGGTGGTAATAATCAAGGAGAGATAATAAGTGGTCGATTACAGCTACGTAATTTTTATCTTAAGTTTGAAGATACTGGATTTTTTAAAGTAGAAGTCACACCACAAAACAGAGATACAAGTATTCATAAATTTACTGGTAGATTTTTAGGAGCAGCTTCTAGTGCTATAGGTCAGATAAATTTAGAAACAGGTACATTTAAATTTCCTGTTATGAGTAGAGCAGATAGAGTTACTATAGATGTTAAAAATGACACTTTTTTACCTACACAATTAGCAAGTGCAGAATACGAAGCACAGTTTCATGTAAGAAGTAGGAGGATTTAATGGGGTATTTAAGAAAGTCTAATAACAAAGATTTAGATCATGTTATTAAAAATATCAGAGTAATAGATAAAATAGAAGCATATTATCAAAGTGGTCAAAGTCCAGAAGATGCAGTAGCTTATAGTTATTTAAATAGTAGTATCACAATGACAGTTGCAGGTGATAAAGATCAACCTATGGGATTATGTGGTGTTGCACAAGATAAATGTATATGGTTTGTAGCAACTGATGAATTATACGAAACTAAAAAATATAGAATACAACTTATTAGAAAAGGTAAGGAATGGGTAGATAGTTTATTAAAAAACCACGATTATTTATATAATTATGTGTATAAAGAAAATACAAATGCTATCAAGTGGTTAAGGTCTATGAATTTTAATTTTATAAATTTACATAAAGAGTTTGGTTATCAAAAACAACCTTTTTATGAATTTATGAGGATAGTATAATGTGTGTTTTTGCCGCACCTGCCGCTGCTGCTGGATCAGGAATTAGTTTTGGTACTGCCGCATCATTACCAGCTTTAGGAGTAGCGTCTGCTGTACCTGCGGCTACTTTACCTGCTGGTATATTTACTGCTGGTGCTGCTAGTTCTATACCGTTTGCTGCTGGTGTAGCTGCACCTTTAGGAATAGCATCTGCTGGTGCTACAGCTACCAGTAGTTTTCTTGGTTTAGGTTCTGCGGCAAAACCTTTTTTAGCAAGAACAGCACTTGGTCTTGGAACTAATTTATTAGCAGGTGCAAGTGCAAGAAGAATTGCAAATCAACAAGCACAGTACGCATATGAAGCTGCAAGAAAAGGTGCTGAAGCCGCTGATCTTGCATTTGCTAGAGAAGTAGAAGCTACAGCAGCTAAATTAAAAGAAGAAAAAGCTAGTGCAGCACAACAGAAATTTACAGCTACTATAAAAGGTATGAAAGCTAGAGCAGCTATAAGAGCAACAGAAAGATCAGGTCTTACAATAGATTTATTATTACAGGATGCAGAAAATCAAGCTGCTAATCTAAGAGAAGCAATAGCACAAACTATGGAAACACAAACAAGGCAATATTCTAGGGATGTACAAGCATTTGAAGCTAAAAGAGATAGCAGAAGAAACCAACAAATAGATTTACAAAATCAAGCATATGCAAACGCACAGAAAGCACCTACGCTTTTAGATACGATTGCACAAACAGCAAATCAAGGTCTAATGGACTACGCAACCCTTAAGGCATTAGCATGACAGACTCTTACATAGGAACAGAATTTAAATCTGGTACAAGACCTAGAGATACTTTTGTAGAACAAACTAAAGTAGCACCTGTAAATACAAAAGATGCTATAAGTCAACTTGCTAGTGCATTATCAACAATTAATCCTGGATTAAATAAACTAATAGAGCAAGATATAAAAGAAAAGATTGCAGAAGATCAGGCAGAAGGACAAAGAAAAGCAATAGAAGAAACTGTAGATAGTGGTGGTTTTTTAAATGTTGTAGATAACTATAGAAAGAAAAATGGTGATGTAGCTGCTAATAATTTGATTGGTGGAAGCATGTTTATACAAGGTCAATATGAAAGAACAAAAGCAAAATTAGGTCAACAGTCTCTTAAGAACGCATTAGATAACGGATATACAAATACATTACTGCCATATGTAGATCCAGAAACAGGAGAAACAATAGAAAAACCTATAAATTCTTTTGCACCTAATGATCCTGTAGTCCAGGCTTGGAGGGATGGCATAGTAAAAAAACATACAGATAAATTAAGTGACGTTAGACCAGCTTTTCTTAACGAGCATTTTTATCCAAAGATGCAAGAACATGTTTATAACAATGCAAATCATCATATAAAGGAACATAGAAAATATAAAATTACACAAATACAAACACAATCAACGCAAGTAGTAACAGCATTTGCAGCTACGTATTCTAAATATAGAAATATACAACCTTATACAGATCTAGAGTTACAACAAATAGAAGATGGTACTTTTGTTGGTGATGTAGATCCTAACCGTAAAGCATATGCAGAGTCATTACAAATAGTAGAAGATTACGCAACAGGACTTAGAAATTTAGGTCTTACAGGTTCTAATGCAAAAACAACTTTTGACGTTATATCTAAATCTATTATTAATAATGCAAAATTATTAGCAAGTAGTGGTAATCCAGCAGATCAACAAGT